TTTGCTCTTTAGCTAGCTTACCTGTTAGTTCATCTATTCTATTTTCAATACCTTCAGTCATACCTTCTAGTGTTAATACTGTATGCTTGTCATCAGTTACAGCAAATTCAGCTTCGCCTAAGTGTTCAGGCTTCATTAAATCTAAATCATCACCTAATTCTTCATTAAGTACTGTAGCGCCTGTAAGTATAGCTAAATCTTCTGTAGCATCTTTTTTAGTAGGACCAAAGCCTGGTAAGTCAATAATGTTTACTTTTATATTACCTTTAACTTTATTCATAAGTAGCGCCGACTTTACTTGCTGTGCTACTGGTGCTACTATGAGTAAAGATCGGTTGTTCTTTATAATAAACTCTAATATATTTTGTATTTTACGCATATTAGGTATCTCAGAAGAACAAATAAAAACATACGGATTGTCTAGTTCGCATGTTTGTTTTTCAGTATTAGTTACAAAATGTGGTGAAGTTATACCACACTCTACTTTAACGCCATCTACGATGTCAACATATGTTTCATCTGATTCACTTTCTTCCATTAATACTACACCTTGCTTGCCAACTTTATCATATGCTTCTGCTATAATAGCGCCAAGCTCTTTATCGTTATTGCAAGATATAGAACTAACAGACTTTAACATATCACCTTCAACGTCTGTAGCTATATCATTTAAATAACTAATAACGTCATCTAGTGTTTTGTTTACTCCATCTTTTATTTCTCTGATTGTAAGACCTTCTGCGACCGCAGCGTCTATTTGTTTGATTAATGCTTCAGCTAGAACTGTAGCAGTTGTTGTGCCATCACCAGCATCTTTAACTGTATTTCTGGCAGCTTCTTTGATTAGAGTTGCACCCATGTTTTCAACCGGATCATATAAGACTACGCTCTCCGCAACGGTTACACCATCTTTTGTTATGACCGGCTTGCCACGACCATCTTCATATACAACGCACTTACCTGAAGCGCCTAATGTAGATTTAACAGCTTGGGCTAACTTATTAACTCCTGCAATAACCCTATCTTTAGCGTCATTACCAAAGTCTAAGTTTTTTACCAACTCACTTGGTAAATTGTATTCCATAATATTTAATTTAATTTAATTTAACTTGTGTAGATTTAAAGTTCTACTTCTTTTGATATCTCATTTTAAAGCCAGACTTCTTTTTATTAGAAGATCCGTATTCTCTACCGTAGGGTTGGTTTTGTTTAGTTAAGTTAATATTATCAGTTAACTTAGCTTGTCCAGCCCACCACGCTTCCGATTCTTTTATAAACTCATCTATACTATTGTATGTTGAGTTGTTTCTAGGATTTACCTTCTTACCTTCAGCGTTTGTCTTCATTGAGTCAAATACTCTTTGATATGTTGGTATGCTTGGCTTACCTGCTTCGTCTTTTGTTACATTTGGATCTTTAAGATCATCAGCTCTTTCAGGTCTGTTTATTGGAGCAAAACTTTTTATATTGGACTTAGGCTTATCAACACTACCAAAGTAACCTTTCTCCATCCTTATTTTACCCGCGCCTCCTGATTGAGTTAAACCAGGGTTAACAATTTTAGTTTTAGCATCGTATGATTTGCCAAATCTATCTTTGTATTGTTTTTTAGTACCATCTTTTTTAGTAACTACAACTTCTTTACCAACAAACTTACCAGTTTCTGGATCATAAAACTTTGTAACGTTTCTTTTTTGACCAAACAAGTTAATACCTGTTTTGGTTTTTGTATCAAAACCTTTGCTTGTTTTACCTCCTGTTTCTAGTTTAGTAGATACTTTATCTCTGATAGACGTTTTTTTTGTTTGAGTAGTTGTAGGAGTAGTTGTAGTACTTGTATCAGATGTTGTTTTGTTGTTGTTACTTTCCCCTACGTCTCTTATAGGGCCTTTACCATAAGCTCTATTAATTTTATTTTGATTAGCATTCCACTCAGGAGAGCCTTTAGTTAAAGTTTTTCTTTTTTTTATGTACTCAGGTAGATTAGGATCTTTTTTTAAAGCTAAATCGTATTCACTGTCTTTCTTCATTGATGACCCAGTTCCTTGGCCAAAGTCTATACTTGTAAGTTTAAATGCCATAGTTATTCTTTTTCTGCGTTAATAGCCTCAGCTTCCCAAGGATGGTTAGGATGTCCTTCTGGCCAACGACCGTTTGGTCCATCAATATAGTTAACTCCGTCTTTCTCACCTCTAAAATAGATATTACCTTCCCACATTACCCACTCGTCAGCGTAAGCGCTTCTGCCTGTCTCCATTTGTTCGATGTGTTTCATCTCATGTCTAAGAACTCGCTGACCATATGCGCTATTTAAGTCTACGCTTGGGTCTACATCTATAGTACCGTCATTATTTGCCTGCGCAACAGCACCGTCAGTCATAGTTTTTTGAAATACCATAGGCTTACTCATCGGAGTGTTAGGTCTAGTATCTCTTTTTCCTAGTTTAAAAGCCATATATTGTGTTTATTTAAAAGTTTTTACTACTTTTGGGCCTTTTACGTACTCTAATTTCTTCTCAAAGTGCTCAACACTGCCGTTTATTGCAGCTTCTGCGCCTTCCATTGTCTCTCTTCGCGTAATATCTACCCAAGATTCTTCATTATCGGGCTTATTTACCTCTGTTTGGTAGTACCCGTTAGGTAATTGTGTTATTCTCCAGTTCTTTTTGTCAGCTAAATGTCTCCACTCTGCTATTTGTTTGTCTGAAATTTTCGGTTCTGTAGTATATGTACTACTTTTATAGTATATGTATGTCATGTTTTTGGTTTTTATTAATTAGGTATAAGGATTTTCCTTATTATGCTTGAACAAATACAAAGTATTCACATTTCTTAGTGCCAGCTGACCCGTGATCTAGAAATAGATCTTGACTTCCAGCCCATGGAAAAAATGCAGCTTCACCAGCTTTTAACATCATAAACCTATCAGATGGTGTGCCAGAGCCAGATGAATTAGTAACAAATATGTTAGTGTCAGATATATTGTTTAAATAAATATATGATTCACCGGTTGTCGATGCTGTGAATATTTGTGTATCACTAGCTGTAGTTGTTACTTCTTCAACTTCTGCTATTACCCTACCGTTAACAGTTAGATCATCTGAATTACTTAAGCTTAAAGCAAAAGTCAGCGGTCCAGGCGTTGTATTAGTAGCCGAGTTTGATGTTATTGTTATACCTGCTTTTATCGTTGCCATTTGTTATATCTTTATATTGTTCTACAAATAAGATAATCACATAGTACTTTATATATTTACTCCCGTATTGTAAATGTTGGAGTAAAGTGTTGCCCCCTCCCCCCTCCCCGCCCCCACCCCAAATAAAAACGAAAATATTTACCCCACCCCCGCCATACCCCACCCCATATATATATACTATTTTGCATTTTCATATACTCACAAAGTAAATACGAATCTACTCAGATAATATATATGTAACAAATAAATAATAATACTATGATAATAATAATAACAATTTTAAATATAATAACTAAAACAATATTAAATATAGTTTTCACAAAATAAATACGAAGTATAAAAGATAATAATAATATAAATACTAATAATTAAAATATAATAATATGACTTTAAAAAGATTTGTAATAAGAAAGTCCTTAATAGGCAAAGATGTAGTAATAACATTCACTAACAAGAAAGGTGAAGTAGTAAAGTATAATCACGACGATGTGTATAATACTCACAAAGAAAGATTCGATAACATGAATTGTTTCGCTAAGTATAAGTCGTACACTAATACTAACTGTATGCCCGCTTTTTGTAGAGATATGAAAATTACTAAGTAATATCTCTACATAGTAATGTGACAATTGGTAGTTACTCTATATAACTTAACAACTAAATGTCACACTATAATTCGTCAACAATAATTGTAAGCGAAGAGAAGTGGCGGAGTAACTGCTAACTAAAAATAACTAATAAACAAAATGTATACTTTTATACAAAATAAATACGACTACTAATAGATAATATAATTGTTATGAAAATAGATAAATATGCAAAAGAAATGTTCGGTAAAAGTAACTTTAATAAGTGTACTGAAAAAGAACAAGAGTGTGTAATAAAAGTAATACTTAACGAAGTTACAGTAAATTACATGAGTAAAATATATGGTAAAGCAGATATAATATGATAGATTTAAAAACATTAAGTGAAGAGCAATTAAAAATAGTACTTAATAATATGAGAATATATAAAGTAAGTAAAGAAAAGCGTCAACGTGTTATTGACGAGTTAAACAAAAGACACACAAAATAAATACGAATAAGTGTAGATAATATAAATGTAAAACAAATTAAATTAAATAGTTATGGAAAATGTAATTAAGTCGAAAAGATTTGTAGTGAGGCAGTCACTAGTAGGTCAAAACAAGACTATAAAAGTAGAGTTTAAAAATGGTAAAACTGCCACTTATAATCACGATAAAGTGTTTGCTATCATGAAAGACAAGTTAGAAGCAATGCCATGCTTCATCAAATACAAGTCTTACACAGCGAGTAATAACATACCAATGATGGTAAGAGACAAAGACATTGCCTAATGAAGCGCAAGTTTAGTCACGAAGAGTTAGTTGCGCTAGCGGTTTTAGCGCCACTCTTCACCATGTGTGTTTACGCTTTTGGATTTTTAGTATTCAAAGCAATTACTGGAGTATAAATATAATTTAATCGCTACATACCTATAGTGAAATGCTGATTAGCTATAGGTGATTAGAGTCGTAGTTCTAGCGCGTTTAGCGACTTATAAAAAATGCGAACGAGCGCAGTCAATATGCTGTAAAGGTGATAACGGTTAAAGTGAGTTCGATTCTCACCATCACCACTTAAAATTAAATAATATGAGTAGATTTAGTATAACAAGTCACAAAGGTTTTCACTTGACTTTCAACAATGGTTGGCAAGTAAGTGTACAATTTGGTCCAGGTAACTACTGTGAGCGAAAAAATGCCGACCATTATTTACCTGAAAGCAATGATATTTGGCGTTCTAAAGACGCGGAAATTGCTGTTTGGCACACTAATAATGGTAAAATGGTGATGTTAGAGAACGACGTAGTGCGTGGTTGGAGTACTGTAGATGAAGTAGCTAAAGTAATTCACAAAGTTAGTACCGCTAAATCTACTCTTACTAGTAAACAAATGACTAAAAGATTAAGTACAATATGGAAATAAATATGGATAATTTAATGAGAAACTCGTTCGGAGTACTCACTAACAGGTGTAGTATTGATGATATTCTAGAAAATTATAGCGGAACAGATGCTATGTTTTATGGTAATCCACTCGATCTTCGCACTGAAGAGCTACAAGAGATGTTAGAATACTTTGAAAATACTGAAGAGTATGAGTACTGCGGCGAGTTAAAAGAGTTAATTGAAGCTAAAAACTACGCCGACATGGACATGTTTTTAGATAATTTAACAAGTAAAAATGGTATAACACTTCAATAGTATGATAGAATTAATGCTTTTAATTATTAGTAAAAACATAGTATTATGTATATTTAAGCTAACTATTATGCTATTAGAGTGTTTACAAAATAAATACGAACACTATAAGATAATATAAATATGAGAGTTGAATGTAAATATTGCGGTAAAAACTTTACTCCTATGATACTTGCTCAAATGGAAGGCAAGATGACTAGAGAAGAAATATTAAATTTACCGTGTGAAACAAATGAATGTAAGCGTGAAAAACAAGAGAATAATTATTAAAATAGAAGATAAAGATGTCAGAAAAGGTAATCCTTACTGGCAGTTCTCTCGTTTTAAGCGTGTTCATAAGAGTAAAAAGACTTATAGTCGTAAGAAAAAACATAAAAATAATGAGTAAATTTAAAGTAATAACAGTATTAGACTTTGAAAGTGGCAAAGTAACTCAATATGGTATTGATAAGTGGAATATATATACAGAAGATATAGAAACTTTTTTATTCAATAATGACCATAATGTGAGTAATTGTCAGTGGATGGTACACGAAGATGCTACAATATATGTAAAATAATATGAAAAAAGTAAAAACAATGGAAGAAGCATATCAAGTATTTGATTTACTTGGTATCAAAAACGTCACTAAAAAGTGGCAAAAAGCTAATGGCTCTGAAGTATGGGAGTTACCATTTAAAACTATGTACGCTAACGGCTATACAGAAGTAAATAGATTTACTATTTACAAAAGCGGTTATGTACGTAAAATGTTAGTTCACCCTGAAAGTAATGCAAGTTATAGTTGTTATCAACTAAATAGAACTTGCACTGAAGATAATTACTATAAAGACTACGATCTTGATGGTAATTGGACAGGTAAATACAATAAGTATGTCGGTAAAAAGCGAATAATGATACCTAATCACGCTGATCGAGTAGTTTATTTATGTAATTACATACTTAAAAACTACTACAGAAATCAAAAAGGTGCTAGTTTTTATAGAATTAATGACTATCAAGTAAGTTTAATGCAAAATGTAAAACCAGAACCACAACATTTACCGTTTGAAGAAACAGTAGAGCGTGATAGTTTTATAGATAATAATGAAATTAAAGTAATAATTAACGGTCACCGTTATAATTTAAGTTAAAATTATGGAAATAATAATAAGTTTTGTAGTAGGTTTTTGTGCAGGTATGTACATAACTACACAAATAAGTGATAAAATAAGTAAATAATGTTAGAAAAATTAAAAGAAATAGAGCAAGAACTAATGGACGAGTTAAGTCCAGAAAGCTATGAGCAAGTGAAAAGCATGTTAAGTTGCTTTACTACTCATGAAACAGCTATTTATAAAGCAGGTTACTTAGATGGTCTGCAAGCAGCTATACTATTGTCTCATGAAGATAGTAGTGATCATAGCTACACTATTGATTTAGAAGATATATTTTAAACACAAATTAAATACGAACGCTATAAGATAATATAATTGTATGAAATGTTTAAAATGTAATAATATAATACCAGAAGGCCGCCTGCGTCTTGGCTACAAAGTATGCGTAAACTGCTCAACTGTATCAAGATATGGTTGTGCGCCCGTCATAAACCACAAGACAGGTAATACTATTCAGATTATGTCAAGTGAAGACGCCGACAAAGTTGCTAAGTTATTTCGCAGGCGTGGCTATGGTACAATGCTAAGATAATATGAGAAAATTTAAAATACTAAAAAATAAAGATATGCTTATGTCTGAGTTTAGCCCTGAAGGCGTAACAGAAACTCTATACAGGCCATATGAACTAGGTGAGTTACCTAAAGAGTTTGGCTGCATTAAGTACGAACACAACGGCAAGGTTAAAGTCGGCATGAGCAATTGGCTAAAAATTAATGGTTTAACTTATGTAAAAATAGACAATGAATAAAGAAGAATTAAATAAAGAAATAGAAAAATTAAAAGCTATAATTTTAACTCACGAAGAGCAAGTTAAAATTTTGCAAGACAACTTACAAGTTACTGAGCAGAAATTAAAAGATGTTGATAAGCCAAAGTTAACCAGAAAACAATTTGATGAGTTACATAAAGTTATTGAAACTAGCGTTGAAAACTTTGACTTTAATAACGTTGAAAACTATAACGCTGAAATGGGTATGGAATATGACAATAAAGTATACTTAGATTGCATAGAATTTGAAAATCATTGTGATTTAGCATCACAAATTATAAGTGATGTTGAAAGTTTATTCGGCGTAGCTGATGAAGATGATGAAGAAAACGAAGCGTAGGTTGTAATCACCTTCCAGACGTAGATGGAAAAATAATGCGCTCAACCCGAGTAGTGCAACAGTACTTTAGTACTAGCTACTCAATAGCACGAACAGGAGTACTGCTTGCATTAGTAAACGTTTTCACGAGCTAATGGGTGAGAAGGTTACCGTTGATCAGGTAGTGGGTTCGAGTCCCACTCGTGCTACAATTACAAACTAAATACGAGTATAATTAGATAATATAAACATGAAAACAATATATGACAAACTCAAACCAGATATTCTGGCGAGTATAAAAGCAGATGAAAAAACATATCCATACACAACTAAAGCACTTATCGAAGAGCTTAAAACCTGTCTCGACTGGTCACAGTTGTCAATAGCTGCGTGTAGAACAATAATAATACACTCACATGCAAAAGTTTTAGACTCGGTTGATATTCAAGATTTATGGTGGGGTGATAATTATTTAGTAAAATGATAGAATTAACAACAGATATGAGTATATATGCAGTAATAATAGCGTACGTTGTATTTTTTACAATAGCTACGTGGAGTGTTAAAAAATAATAATTAATAATATGGCAACAAGAGCAATGATAAGCATAGCTAAACGTGAAGAAGGAGTATCGTTTAGCAAAATACCAGACAAGACAATTGTGGACATTTACCACCACTGGGATGGTTACCCTGAAGGATTAGGCGTGAAATTAGCCTCTTATCTTAATGGTTATCACATAGTTAATGGTCTTGGTAGAGAAAATGATAGACTATTTAATGGCATCGGTTGTATGGCTGCTGCAATAGTTTGTCATCTAAAACTAGAGAATGCTGGCTGTGATGATAGTGGTAAAATAAATATTAAACCTGGTGACGTATACATAGGGCCTAGAGAATCTCATAGTTGGATAGACTATCATTACTACGTTTGGGGTGATTACTACAAATCTATATGGATTAGTATATTTGATGGTAATGAGTGCATATTTGTAGGTAAACCTCAAGCATTATTAGATAAATACACAAACTAAATACGATAGTATATGGATAATATAAAAGATGAAAACCTAAAACGATTAGGTAAGTACATAGCACAAGAGTTTATTAACTTAGCTCGTGAAACAACTAAAACAGACTGGGTAGAAACTAATGTACGTGACTACAGTATCGGCGAGTTAGCACGCTGTGTCACATTACAAAATCTATACTTAGATCGTGAAGAGTACGAAAAATGTGCTATAATGAAAGTAAGAATAATGGAGTTGCAAGATAGATTAGATCTACCAAGCGACACCGATTTAACAAATTTAGAAGATGATGAAGAATAAACCAATGTTAGCTTACCCAGTAAGCGATAAACCAATAGACTATAGTAAGCCTGTATATATGCAACCAAAGCTTGATGGAGTTAGATGTTTAATACAGTATGACAATGGCGTAGTAACTGCATACTCACGTACAGGTAAAGTGTGGAAAAACATAGAACATATAACGTTAAACTTATATAATTTCTTTGATAAACACCCAAACGTTGTACTAGACGGCGAGTTGTATAACCATGATTTTAGAGACGATTTCGAACAAATCATATCTATGGTCAGAAAAACAAAACCAGACGCCGAGGCACGTGCTAAATCACGCGATAACGTGCAGTTTCATTGCTATGATATTATAAATAAAAAGATGAAGTTTAGTACACGCAACAAGTGGATTACAGACAATCTACAAGAAAGTTACTGTGTTGTAACAGTACCAACTATACAAATGACATCTGAAGATGGTGCTAGATTAACTCATGCGGTTAATTTAAAAGCTGGTTACGAAGGTTCTATTATAAGATTAGATACACCTTATCAATGTAAAAGGTCACATAGTCTTAGAAAGTTCAAAGACTTTAGCGATGCTGAAGCTAACATTGTT